ACCAGGTTCTGGGCGATGATCTGCTCGGCGGTCAGTTCCAACGTCGAGGGCACCACCAGGTAGAAGGGCCGGATGTTGAGGATGGTCTTGCCGTCCAGCCCTACCTGCTTGGCCATGGCGGCGCGGGCAGCGCCCAGGTTTGCGACGTCGAGGCCCGAGCCGGTGCCGGCCAGGTTCTTGTGGCTGGCGTGGAACAAGGCCTTGTTGTCGCCCATAGCCGGGTTTGAAGTGACGATCCCCCAGACCACGTCGCTCTCGAGCGTCGCGGCCGAGGTCCCGAACAGGGACGGCACCCGGGTGAAGGCGTCCAGGTCGTCGTTGATGATCACCTGGCGGGTGATGCCGATGACCTTGCCATAGGTCTCGACCCGGTAGCTTTCCTTGCCCTCGCCCATGGTGCCGCGCTTGAACTCGCCGTTCTCGGCGACCTTCTCCAATTGCGGCGCTTCTCCCAACTGCAAGCGGCGAATATCCTTGAAGTCGCTGGCCGAGGCGCGCCGGGAGATGGCCGGGAAGGTGCGGGGCGCCGCCTGATAGGCGTCCCGCAAGGTCTTGTTGGTGACGGCGGCCAGGATCTCCGGGAAGTCGCTCGTCGAGTGGAGCGCCCGGGTGGCGATCTCGTCGCGGCTGAGCCCGCGCACCCGCACTCCGTCGGTCTCCAGGAAGGTGCGGGCCAGTTCGAGCAGGGAGTAGCCCCGCCAGTCCCTGGCCGGCTCGGGCAGATCGAAGCGGCTGGGATCGAAGCGGTGCAGCAGCGCCGCCTCCACCGCGCCCCGCCGAGTCTGGCGTTCGTCCATGCCGCCCATGGTGATCTGGGAGCGGGTTTCGGTCTTCTCGTCACGCTCGGCGACGGCATCGATCAGGGTCTTGCGGGCCTCGTCCAGCGGCATGCCGCGCTCGACAAGACCCTCGGCGACGGTGCGCTCGACCCCCAGCTTGCGGGCAGTCTCGTAGATGCCGGCGGCGCGGCCGCGCTCCTCGGCTACGGCCCGCTGGGCTTCCGCCCTCGCGTCGGTATTGGCTTCCGCCTTCGGCTCGGCATCGACCGGGGCAACCGCCTTCTTGCCGGCGGAGGCATCCACAGCCGCGCGATGCTCGGGTTCCATCTCGGCGGCGGTCTCCGAGCGTCGTTCCTGCACGGAAGATTCTTCGGAATCGATTTCGGCATCGGTATCGGAACCTGCCCGCTTCTCTTCGAGGGGCAGTTCGGCTTCCGGGGTTTCGTTGCGTTCCATGTCATTCTCTCCTTCAAGGGATAAAGGTTCGGGGTTCGGGCTTTGCGACCGGGTAATGAGACGGCAGGGTTGAGGTTCGCGATAATCGGCGCGAAACCCGGCGTCCGGATCGGCGCCAATGGGGACGGCGGAGAGTTCCGCCGGGGTCCAGTCGACAGCGCGCCAGACCGGGACCTTGCCTTCCTCCTCGGTGATCTCGTAGGCGCGGACGCTGTAGCCGACGGAGACGTTGCGGATGATGCCGGCCTTGACGTCCCGCCATACCGGCTCCACGTCGTCGCGCTCGCTGAAGCGCACGAGAGCTCGGCCTTCGGGGTTCTCTCCGCCCTCGATCCAGGCTTTCTCGACGACGCCGATGACGCCGTCCAGCGACCAAGCGCCATGAGTGTCCAGGAGCGGCGCGCCGCCGTTGAGGCGGCCGAGGTCCACATGGGCGGGATCCAGAGACAGGACCTCTTCGTAGGCCTCGCCTGTCCACCGATCCTTGCGCCGCACCGCCACGCCGGACGACCAGACGACCTCGACGGCTCGTGCTTTCTCATCCACGCTTTCGGGCAGGAGGCTGGCGCCGCGAGTCTGCATGGGAAGCTCCACCGTGCGTGGAACCGGTTCAGGAGCCGTCGCTGTTTGGGCCATTCTCTTCTCCTTCCTGATAGATTTTTGCCGCCCCTGTCTGGGTCGCTTTGCGGGGATCGCTGTCGAGCACCAGGCCAAGCTCGTCGAGCTTGGCGTTGGTGTCGGCGATCTCGGCTAGCACGTCGGACGGGTCGTAGCCGTTCCTGGCGATCGCTTCTTTCAAGGTCATGAAGCCGGCACGCACGGACATGATGTCGGCCTTGGCGTCTTTCAGAGGGTCCACCGCTTCGAACCGGGGCGCCGTCCACTCGACGCCGAAGTTACCCGCTGGCAGGCTGTCCACCGCCTGGGTCACCTCCACGAAGCGCCGCCAGACAGGGTTGCAGAGACCGGGGATCAGCACCTGTCCTTGCAGGGCTTCCATGCGGCGGCGGAACTCGATCAGCCCGGCCCGGATGCTCGAATAGTTGACCTGGCTGAGGTCGCCGGTCAGCAGCTCGTAGGTCAGTCCCAGCCCCGAGGCGATGGCGTGGAGCTGCAGGCGCATGTACTCCGGATAGCCGCCGCTCGATGCCGGGGCGGCGAAGCGCACGTCCTTGCCCGCCGGCAGATACTCGATCATGCCGGGCTCGAAGGTCTCGATCCGCCGGCCGGCCTCGTCCTCGCCGACCTCGCCCAGGGTCTCGCCGTCGTCGGAATCAAGCACGAAGGCGGCGAAGCAGGCTTCGATCTTCTTGCGGACCAGCTCGGCGTCGTCGTATTCGTCCAGATCCCGCATCTTGATGATGGCCGGCGCGAACCAGGGAACGCCGCGCTCCTGACCGGGGCGCAGGCGCTCGAACACATGGCAGACGTCGGCGGCAGATACTCTCTTGCTTTGCAGCGAGCCCCGGCGGAAGGTGGCGACCTCGCCGGGATGAACTGGGTATAGCCAATAGGCCACACGGCGTCCCAGCCGGTCGAACTCGATCCCCTGATGAATGAACCCACCGGACACCACCTCGCCGGAGCGCAGGGTATCCAGATGATCGGCTTCCAGAACCTGGAGCTGCAGGGGCACCGCCAGCCCGTCGCCGGTGCGGCGCGGCCGTATTCTGACCAGGCATTCGCCGCTTTCCACCATGGCCCGGGCGGCCAGCGCCTGCAGGCCGTGGAAGTCGGTGCGCCCGTCGGCGTCGCATTCAGCCGTGAACCGGGTCCACAACTTGTCGGCTTGGTCGTTGAGGGCGGCGTCGCCAGCCCGCGCGCGGGCCTTGAGGCCGCTGCCCACCAGGTTGCCGACCAGGGCGTTCACGCCCTTGGCGGCATAGGGATTGTTGCGCACCAGATCGCGGGAGCGATCCCGGAGCCGGGGTAAAGCGGCGGAGATCTCGGCGTTGGAGCCGCTGCCGGGCGCCCTCCAACCTTCGGTCCGCCGGCCGAGCTTGGCGCCCTCGTAACCACGGCGCAGGATATTCATGGCGGCGCGGGCGCGGGCGCGGCGAAGGCCGGCGCGGGGCGAGAAGAACCCCACCGTCTGATCAAGCCAGTTCATGGAGTTCAGCCCTTGCGGAACGACGCCAGGCTGCGCGACGGCCGGGGCTTGCCGGAAGCGGCTGCAATCCCGTGCTCGATGGTTCGGATGCGCCGGATCAGGTCGGCTTCCGAACCGTATTCCACTGTCCGCCCGTCGTAGGAAACGCGGAGCGTGCCGGAGGCGTAGGCCGCCTTCAGGGCGTCGAGTTCCGATTGCGTCCAGGTCATTTGAGCCAGTTTCCTCCGCGGTCGCCGAGCCAGTCGCCACGGCGTTTGGACGCCGGGCGGGAAGGCCGCGCCTTCTGTTCGGCCGGGCGTTGTTTATTCACTTTGGGCGCTGGATTGCCGCCCAGGGAGTTCCCGAGCTTGCGCCAGTGGCGCTCCTCGAAGCGGTCGAGGCCGACCACGGCGGCGGCCGCCCGGGCGTAGACGTAGCAATCCAGCGCCTCGTTGCGCTCCCTGAGTTTTCGCCACTCGCGCACGGCATAGCCGCGCCGGTTCTTGGTGGTCACCAGTTGCTCCGAGCACAGCTGCTTGCAGTACTCGCCGTCGACCTTGGGGAGATGAACGTAGCCGGCGGGGTAGGATTCTCCGGCTTCCAATTCTTCGTCTGTCGGCGGGTCCTTGCGCAGATTGTTGAACAGCTCCAGCTTGGCGATGCCGCCGGCCACCGGCCGGACCTTGACGCCGCGCCGGAGCCGCTTGCCTCCCGCCGTGATATCGACGGCGGTTGGCATCCCGGCCAGAGCGGCGCCCCGTTCCACGCCCTTGACGGCCATGACCAGCCCGGCGTGATGGCGGCGGACCCAGCTGTAGACTTCCTGGGTCGCGTAGCCGCTGTCCACGGCCAGCCGCTTGAGGGGCATCTGGACGCCGGAGGCATGGCTCCAAGTCTCCGACAGCATCTCCGTAAGTTCGTTCCAGACGTCGTCGCGCGAGGTGTCGCCGTCGATCACCCGGTGCTCGACCAGCCAGGACTCCTTGTCCCTTCCCCAGGCCCAGATGGAAACCTCGATACGGTCCTTCTGAATATCGACGCCGGCGGTGAGAAGCAGGCCGCCGGCAGGGACCGTGCCTTCACGGTAATCCTCGCGGCGGTCGTAGAGCCGCTGCCAGTCCGGGGCCTCGCCGGTTTCAACCCAGGTCTCGCCCAGGTCGGTGTTCTTCACCGACTTGACCGCCGCGTCG